TTCATCCTCGTATTCTACTGACTCTTTCTGGTTATTAACCAACTTCTTAATCTTTGGTAGTATCTCAGCCTCTTCTAATCGGAAAGCCTCTAATACGCGGTCTTGCATATCAGCTGAGTAAAAGTCCGAAATGATAAACTCGCGAAGTATAAAATTCTTTTCTAGTCTAATTAGTAAGTCCGTCATTATAAGTCTCCTAAATATTTATCAATTGCGGCTTTTATTTCCGCTTGCTTGCTTCTTACGCTTGCGCCCCAAAAAACAAAAGCCAACTCAGAATCACCAAAAACTAAACCCGACCTTCTTAGAAAGTTAATATTTGCATTTGGTAAAGCTACACTCGTTGTACCACCGCTATACTCCGTTGTACCATCCCATGCGTAAGCCTGAGAAGAAGAAACACGAGATAATAACTTTAATCCTGTACCACTAAAAGTCGGTGTACCCGTCCAACTTTGGCTAGATTCATTTATTCGTAATACTGTACTATCTACATTGGTAACAAGTAAGCTAGAATCAGCTATTGACCAACCCGATAAAGCTGTTGCACCTGCATTAGCCGTAAAAACATACATACCAATAGATGCATCGTCTTGAGAATAACCACCGCCATCAGTACTTGGATTGAAGTTGGTATCTATGTATCCAGTAGAACCGTCTCCTTTTAAACCTTGATTACTTGTATAGGTTAGTGTTCCGTTTAAGGTTGCTAGTAAACTTGTATTGTAAAGGTTTACGCGGCTAACATCCTTGCTCCCATCTTGAGCTAATATTAGTAGCCCATCAAGTACAACCCCTGCATCGTCAAACTCTTGGATTAATCTATTACCTAAATACTGCTGTAAGGTAGATGGTTTTGTAAATGTTTCGCTAGTCGCTTTTGATAGGTAAGATAGATATTTTGCGTTTTCGATATAGGGTGCATATATCCCTGTTTCCGTTACAGTTCCCGCTAAAATGTTGTTTTTGTAATACAAAGACCCGCCTGTATCTACATTTATAGAAACAGCATCACCAAGGATATTACAACCCTCCATCCAAGTCGTATTATTGCAATAGAAAGTATCTCCCGCTAGACTATCATTAAAGGTGCAACCTAAATCCCAAGATTGTCCTGTACCCGTATCTGCCACAATTTGACCTGCTGCATTTTGGTAATCACAATTAATTCGTATTACATTGGCTTCGTGATGCGTTGTAGATATTTGAGAATTTCCCGCACCAGTCTTGTAATTAGTACCTGTTAAATTTATTTCATAAACATTACAAGGCGCACTACCACTGGCGGCAGGTGGGTTATTGTCTATATTGATTACGTCATCTGAGTAAGACCATAAATCGCAATCTTGTAAAATACATTCGGTTTGACCAAAAAACTGATAATTACCACGGTAAAAGTTACAGTTTTTAAAATACTGCTTATTTACACCCGTATTATCAGCCGTCTTAAATTGTGCGCTTCTTTCAAACTCTATATTTTCCCAATATTGAGTAAGATTATTCGTATTAACCAAAGCAGATGTACTATCGCTACATACAATATCGGCATCAGGTGCGCGATCATCAATAGTCCTAATATAAATTACTGAGGATGACCAAAAAAAAGACCCTGCATTTGCATTAACATCAGCTATTGAGGCTTGTTGTGTATAGCTTGTAGGGTTTCCGTTTACATCTAAATTAGCCTCGTCCACCACTTGTGCAACAAAATCAGAAGCACTAGCAGAATAGTAGCTATCGGTGGGTGAATATGCCCCTATTTGATTGTTGACCCTACCTGTAATTTTTGGCTTATTACCAGTGCTATATGCGATAAACTCACAATTTCTAGTAAACTGTCTTACCCTTTCATTTTTTTGAAAGATAGAACCCCGCTTAATAAATATCCTATCGTAATCTCCTTTCGCATTTACGGCTGTAAGTGTTTTTAAAGGTAGTAGTTCTGTTAATCCACTATTGCTATCACTGCCCGCTACGCTATCAACGTAATAGGTTTTAGTAACAGTAATATTAGCTCTTTCTTGAATATCAAAAGTCGGATCAATTCTATAATTATTTCCGCTTTGCTCAATAGCAAAAGGCACGTTTATAATCATCCCTTGCGGGGCTGAAACAGCTTGATAATTACTACCCATTAAATTAGTTTCATCATGTCCATAGCTACTACTACCAATCATACCCCAACTTAGAGCATTATTAGCTGGGCCTTGGCCCCATCCATTATCATTATTAACGGAACCTTGCCCCCATCCAATAGTATTATCAGGCATTAATACCAGTTCTTATAGTCGTTCTTACTCCATTATCCTCGGACTTTACCACCTCCGTAGTTTGCCCTTGTATCTGTCCCCATCCTTGCTTATTAGTATCAGGCATGAAGTCCTCTTTATCACTTGCTTTGAAAGGTGTCTCTTTTAGTTTCTTTTTTGCCATCTTCTTGTTTTTTTAAGTAAGTTCTTAATTTCTCTATGTTAGCCTTTTTTGGATCTCGCTTTACAATACCCATGAGGTTAAATTTTTATCTCTACTAGGATTCACGTCATCATTACTATTCGTGTAATACTCTGGAAACATTGTACTCGCGTTAAAACTCATATACGATAAGAAACGATCGGTATAATGTTTTGCTATTTGTCGCTCTTTATTCGACATGAAGTCTATTTCTTCCTTACTAGCGGCCTCGCTATTTTCGCTGCGATGTTTAAATATTCCCCCATTTGCAACCGTGTAAGCAGCAAAAGGAAGATATTCACTCATAGCATAATGAATAAGCATAGGCTTAACATAGCTAGTTACTAAAGTTAAATAGTTGCCAGATAAATTACTTGCTAAAATATCCGTGCTAATCTTATCGTATAGCTTGGTTCCTAAATAGTTTTGGATATGCGTTTCCTGCGCAATCTCTACAAACTGCATGAACTTATCCGCATCTACATTACCCCCTAAAGGTGTCTTGCTTACTAAGTCGTTTCTTGATATAAATAGAGCCTTTGCCATTACTTCTTATATCCTTTAGTTGGTGTTGTAATTGGAGCAACAGATACTTCCTTTGGGTTTTGCGGCATTTTAAAACCTTGTCTTATGGCTTGGTTTACACTTACTTTTTGCGTTCCGTTCAATGCACCACCGCCCCATGGCTCACCATCTTTATTTAGCTTCTTTCTGTAAACTCTTCGCTCCCATCTATGGTAACAATTAGCCCCGCCTTTATACTTCCACACGGAATAGGCCTGCCCTTTAGATTCTGCGCCACCTTTGCTTGATAGTTTTTGGATATCTTCCTTACGATATACTCGTCCTGCATTTATTAACGCATTACATAGTGGACGAGTTTCTCCTTTAGGTTGCTTTCTAGTTCCTTTTTGGTACACGTACCGCACTTTGTACCGCTCGGTGTCTTGCTCGCTATCTTGCTGCGCTGCAAAGTCCTCACGGCTGTTTAAATAGCTTTCTGCATTAAAATCTTCTGGCTCGTCTTCTGCATCCTCACTTTCGATCATCTCATAATCGTTAAGTAAGTCGGATTCTAACTCCCCTAATTCTTCTAATTCTGCGATAATATCACTAGCTAATTCATCTTTTAGAAACGGCCTATCGTCGGAGAAATCAATCTTACTTAAATTTTGCTCCGTTTGTACCTCTTCCTGGTCTTCTTTTCCCTCCCAAGGATTTAAACTACGGAAGTAAATATTAAGGTTCATTTTGTTAAAGGACATTATCCGCTCAATAGCATCTATCAACTCTAATCGGAATGGATTAATAACCGTAGCCTCAAACAAAGCTAGAGCCGTTTGTAATTCCTCCGCGTTATTTCCTAGCCCTGTAGCATCTTTAATTCCTAATAGCATAGGTGATGTTACGCGATGGCCTACCATTATCTTACGTGTACTCTCTTCGCTTAAAAAGCTGTATTGTTGATGTGCTTCTCCGAGTTGTAATGTCTCAATAGTAGCTGCGTTTTCTTTATTGTCGTTAAACGCTAGAATAAACTTACCCGCATTGCTAGTGTTGGTGAATTTCTGCTTAATCTTCCGCTCAGTATCAATCTGTTGTTTCTCGTCAGGAACTCCATTATTGAAATTAATCATAGCCCCCGCAGTCAATCCGTTTTTCACATTGTTAATGTGATAATTGGCAACCTCTTGCTCTAACTCGCAATAAGGTAAGCATCCTTGATAATCAACGGGAGAATAATAGAAATATCCTAGTGCATAAGGTTTGATATAAAGTATCTCTAATACATCCCCTTTAGATCGATAACCAAAAGCAGGAAATCTTTTAGGCTTATCATTGGGTTTTACATTATCCCAGTCGTGATGGTAGTAATATCCCGTAATATCTCCGTCTTTATTGGCTTTTTCTGCTCTTAAAGTATTAACTGGAAAGTGTGATACTTTTTTAATTCTTTGTTTTCCCGCTTCATAAGTAACCATCATAGCCGCTTGGCCTGTTATCTTACGATCGGTGATAGTATTTCTAAGGCAATCGGAAGATATAAGTACTTTTAGTTCTGCCCATTGGTCGGGTTTACGTGTCTTATCTTCCGCATCTAATCCACTTCCGTAAATCTGACCTACTATACCATTAATTACTGCGTTGTTAGTTGGTGATCCGTTGTAATTATCTATTAGGTATTGGAAGTAACTATCCCCTGAGTCTGTTTGATACGTTACCCACTCCCTATTATGGTCTTGGGTAATCTTAGGAGCTGTATAACTTGAAAGCCCTATAAAGTGAACATTATTCATCTAGGAAAGCGTATTCATTATTACTATTAGTTTGCACGTACTGACCATTATTAATCATGTACTTATCAGGGTCGGTTTGATCGGTGCAAAATATCATACCATAATAAAGAATATTATCCCCATCTTTTAACTTAAAAGTAAAATACTCCCCTTCCGCACAAATAAAATCTAAATCAAACTGCACAAAGTTTCCACTTAAAGTACCAGTAATTGCTTTCGATTCTTCGCTACGGGTTTGCTCATTTCGGATAGTTACGGATAGGATTAAAGTGTCCATTCTAGGAATTACTTTTACTATCTGTGATGTCGTGCTTACTACGTGCATACTTAATAAACAAAAAATAGAGGTTTTGTTAGAATAAAAAAAGCCCCGGACTATTCCGAGGCTCTAAATATTAAAAAGGGTTTATTAAGCCCCTTGTACTATTGTTACGGTTGCGCTAGTCATCCCCGCAAAAGGATCAGTTTTAGTTGCTCCGTCAATTAAATTAGCAGGTAATTTTTCTTCACCTGTTAATACTAGGGTATAACCATATAAATCACCCATGGCTCCACCTGTTACTACGCTTCCGCCTGTAACTTCGCATCCTCTCTCAAGTCCTGCTAACCATGCTTTACCATTACGGTCCCAAATAACCACATGAGGACGACCATAAGCCATAAGCTTTAACTGGTTGTTCATCTCTTTGGTTTTGTTTTTTAGGGTAATGTTAATGGTTTGCGTGAAGAAAGTAGTACCATTGTCGCGGCTTGAATTCGGAGCTTCCTCTAAATTGGTTGCGCTACTTTTTACTTCATACTCAAACGCGGAGAACGTTCCAGTTAAGTCGGTAATTTCATCCGTAGCCGCTTGGGTAACTGTTCCTAAATCGCCAAAGTTGACAAAGTAAATTTTATCAATTCCGCCTACATTGCTCTTACATGGCTCTAATCTGCCCGCTGTTAAATCGCACATATTGTTATTTTCTTTTTTGGTTAAACAAAAAAAGGGGCAGCGGCACTAAGCCTACCGCCCCTTTAAATATATTCCTTACTGCTTAGTTAGCAGAGTTAGTAATACCATAAGTTACGATGTCCTCGATAACTCCGTATTGCGCACCCGCAGTGTAACGCATTACAAAGCGTACATTTTGAGAACCATCCAAGTCAGCCATGTCTAATAGCTTAACTTCGTTATGGTCACTTAATAAGCCAGTACCGAAGTAAAGGTTATCTTTTACAGTGGCGATTGCTTTGTTAGAATCAAGTCCATTAGCTACAAATAACTTCACGCCATCAAAAGCAAGGCTTCCGCCATTGTACCATTGAGTACCTTGAGCCATTGTACCATTACCACCCAAACCACTTGCACCAAAACCACCTAAAGCACGAACATAAGCGCGGGCGATGTTTTGAGGTACATAGATAAACAAGTCCTCACGACCATATAAAGTGTCGGGAATTGCATCTACAATTTTACCCAACTCGGTAATTACATTCGCAGCCGTTACGGTTGTTCCTGCAATCTCTTGAGCAGTTGGTAAGTTAGCGTCCAAAGCTACAAGAGTAGCGAATCCGTTAAATGATCCAGCAGTACCGCTTGCACCGCCCCAAAGGTCATTCTCGGTCTTTTCAGCAATCTTAGCTTGCATACGTGCAATTAAGAAATCCTGAAAAGTTTTAGGAAGGTTATCAAATGCAGAATACCCCATTTGTACAGCTTCCCAATCGTCGCGGAAATCAGACTTACAAAGCTCTACATTTACTTGTAGTTCCTTTGGCTCTAAGATACGCTCGGTTAAAGTTACAGTACCAGTAGGAGTAAAGTCACAAGAACCATCAGCTACTAAAGACGCAAGGTCTAAACGCTTTACTACTTCTTTATACTTTACATTGGGCTTAATCATTACCCCATTTTGGGCTAAGGTATTACCCGCTAATAATGCAGCTCCGATATACTTGCCTGCAAATTCACCTGCGTAGGTAGTTGTTATACTAGTTGTTGTTGCCATTTCTATTTATTAGTAATTCATTAATTTTAAAACATTGCTAAACGGATCGGTAGGTTGTTGAATCTTCGCTAGTAAGGTTTGTTTATCGCTTTCCTTTTCTGGGGAATGCTTAAACTCTTCTTCCTTCGATAATTCTTCCTTCTTTAGTTCCGCTTTCACTTCTTCTTTTACGGGTTCTTTTCTCGGCTCTTCCGCGCTTGCGTTTAGCTTACTTAAAACCTCTTCGATCATGGATTTAACTTCCGCTAATTCTGCCTTAGTAGCATATTCAGCTTCCATCTCTTCCTCTTCTACTTCCGCTTCCTTAGCTTTGATTTCGGAAATAACACCTTCCTCCGCAACTACTAGAATCATTCCTGATTCCATTTCGTACTCGCCAATTGGGATAGGTATTCTCTCGTCATCTTGCACTAGGACTACGTCTTGTCCTGCCTCAACACCTTCTGCTTCAATTACGTCTCCTTTATCGAGTTTCTGCATTTCAAGCTCCAATTTTTTAGGCTCTTCTTTAGGTTTCATCCCTAAAAGAGTCTGAATTTGTGTTAGTGTATCTGATGCGCTCATACTTAATAAACTGATTTATATTAATTTGTTGGAAAAACTTTTACTTATTGCTATTCAGAATCTCTTTAATCATATT